CAAAGAGTTTTGGGACGAAGTTGTTTCAATTGAGAGTATAGGTGAGAAGTTCGTTGCTGTTATTAATGCTGGAGATACAGCATTCTGGGCAGGTGAGCAAGATGGATCTTATGTACTGCATCATAATATAGCCTGGCATGATGATCTCTCCCTTGAATGGAAAAAGAAATAGGATATAAATAGTATTATGCCAACATATGTAGGATTTTCAACAATAAACGCAGAGAAGCCGAGAACTGTAAATGAAATCGGTGGAATCGACAACACTGGAGATTTAATTAAAAATCCGCTGGTGTTTGGCAAAAAATATAGATTAACTGATGCAGAATTAGTTATACAGGATTTAGTCAATGCTCTCAACATTCGTAGGGGTGAGAAAGTGGGTCAACCGGCTTACGGAACCACACTTTGGGACTTTGTATTTGAACCTAATACACGAGATGTTGTTCAACAACTAAAAAACGAACTGCAAAGAGTAATAGCACAAGATCCAAGACTCAATGTCAACAGAATAGAGGCTTATCCAAGAGAGGGTGGCATCTTAGTAGAGTTAGAATTAGCAGTCACACCATTTAATAATGCTGGTGATTTGAATTTATTCTTCGATAATCAGACAAACTCGGCCGCCATTATAGCACAAACGTAGCACACTTCTATCTTAAAAATACCCGGTTTTAGAAAAGATAAATATATCTAACAGAGAGAGATATATGGCTACAAGTTCAAGGCAATCAGGATTATTCGGAGTAAACGACTGGAAGGCGATCTACCAAACGTTCCGTGAAGCCGATTTTAGAAGTTACGATTACGAAACACTTCGTAAGAGTATGATTGATTACCTACGTCTTTATTATCCTGAAACATACAATGATTATATAGAAAGTTCAGAGTTTATTGCTCTACTTGATGTTATGTCGTTCATGGGGCAAGGACTAGCGTTCAGAAACGATCTAAACGCCCGTGAGAACTTTATTGACACTGCTGAACGTAGAGACTCAGTTGTTAAATTAGCCAACCTAGTGAGTTATACTCCTAAAAGAAACACAGAGGCAAATGGTTATATAAAAATATCTGGAATAAGAACAACAGAAAATATAACTGATGCCAATGGGCTTAATTTAAGCAATATTCCTGTATTATGGAACGACCCGTCTAATCAAAATTGGTTAGAGCAAATGAATACTATTATCAATGCATCTTTAGTTGATACACAACGCATTGGTAGACCAGCAAATTCCTCAGATATTTTAGATGTACAGACTAGCGAGTATTCAATTAGAATACCAGCTAACAGTTTACCAATCGTTCCCTTTACTTCGGTAATTGACGGACAATCGATGAACTTTGAACTAGTCAGTGGAACATCACTTGATCAAAATTATGTTTACGAAATACCACCTGCACCTAGTGGCAAACTCAATGTATTATATAGAAATGATAGATTAGGTTTCGGCTCACCAAACACAGGCTTTATGTTTTACTTTAAACAGGGCAATTTGCAAAATTTTGATTTTACTTTTCAACAAAAAATAGCAAATCAATCAGTTAATATTGACATCACTGGTATTAATAATACTGATACTTGGTTATATAAACGCAACACAGACGGTACATCAACCCCTTGGAAACAAGTTGAAAATGTATATGCTGATGCATATTTACAAACAGAACAATCAGACAAAACTATATTCTCTGTAGACTCTAGGTTTAATGATCAAGTCGCATACATATTTGGTGATGGCGTGTTCTCTGAGATACCAATTGGTAACTTTAGAGCATATGTACGATCTAGTAATGCATTGACTTACTCTATTAATCCGTCTGAAATGAATGGCATCTCAGTTGCTATTTCATACATCAGCAGAAAAGGATCGACAGAAACACTTACTGTAAACTTACAGTTACCTACAACAGTCTCAACAGCACAAGCAAGAGAGCCTATTGCTGAAATTAAACAAAGAGCACCTACTAGATACTACACACAGAATCGTATGGTGAATGGAGAAGATTACACAAACTTCCCATATACTCTTTATAACTCTATTATTAAATCGAAAGCAGTTAATAGAAGTTCTATTGGTATTTCTAAAAACTTAGATTTACTTGACCCAACAGGCAAGTATTCTAGTTCAAACTCTTTTGGAGATGACGGAGCGTTATATCAGGACAGTATTGATGGCTTCTTATCCCTAACGGTAACTAATACAAGTGACATCATTCAGTTTTTTACTGAGGACTTAGCGTCTGTATTGGCCTTAAATCGTGCTAATCAATATTACATTCAGAACTATACTCGCTATGCATATCCAGACGCAGGATCTCCTGTGTTATATTGGAAATCTAGTTCTGTTGACTCAACACAACAAAGCGGATACTTTTATTCAAAAACAAGTTCAGTAGAAACCCCAGCAGTAGTAGGCACATTTACTACGACTAATGCAAAGTATGTAACAACAGGGGCAATCGTAAAACTATCAGCTCCAATTGGTTTTTACTTTGACAGCAACAATCGTTTAGTAGCAGGTATCCCAACAGGTGGAGAAAAAACTTATATTTGGTCAACTATATTAAATGTAATTGGTGATGGCTCTAACACCGGACAAGGAACATTTGCCAATGGCACAGGTCCAGTTATTGTTAATGGTTATATCCCTGATGGCGTAACACTTACAGAAGTTATACCGGTCTTTGATAATTCTTTATCATCTCCTGTAATACAAGAAGCAATTCTTAAAATTGAATTACAACAAGACTTTACTTTAATCTTTAATAATTCATTATTGATCAACCAAGAACGTTGGTCAATTGGCGCGCCTACAGCAACTAATTACTTTGTCAAGTTTACTAGTTTAGGAAACAATCGTTATACAATAACTTATAGATCACTTACATACTACTTTGGTAGTGTTGCTGATACACGATTCACTTTTAGTAAGAATGAATTAGTGTATGATCCGTTTACAGGTAAAATTATACAAGACTTTATTAACATGTTAGGTATTAACACAGAATTTGGTAATACTACTGCTATAGGAGCGGATACTAAAGTTAATATCTTAGGACAAACAGTTGAATCAGATGGTTACGTAAATGACTTCCAAGTTGAAGTTGCGGCGACTGATGTAAACAATGGTCAATTAATTCTAAATCCAGATTTCTTTAACGATATCACTGGTTATGTCAACAATGGTGCAAACATTGGAGTTTATACATTCTTCCAAACAACAACTGATCCGATTAACTTGACACGTCAATTAATTGTTCCTAACACAGATATTAATTATGTTTATGGGACTAAGAGTCAAGTTGAAGTTGTAAAGTACGAGTTCCCAGTTGGGCAATTATTTTATGCATATACTGATAAAGTCTTTTATAAGACAGTACAAGATCCTACAGTAACAACACCTTTTTATGTGTTGACTCCGCAACTTGATTACTCAGTAAAAGAGGGAAGACAGGGTTTGTCTTACCAGTATAGACACAATGCTAATAACACAACTAGAATTGATCCAGCAACTACAAACATCATTGATTTGTATCTTGTAACTCAAGCATATTATACTGCATATACAAATTGGATTAATGATACTACAAACACAGTTGTAAAACCAAAACAACCAACGTTGAATGAATTAGAAACATCATACAATAAAATACAAGATTATAAAATGTTATCAGATTCAGTTATATTAAATAGTGTTACATTCAAACCATTGTTTGGTGCGAAAGCAGACCAAGCATTGAGAGCAACTATTAAAGTTATTAAATCTAGTACAACAAATGCAAGTGATAGTGAAATAAGAAGTGCTGTACTTGCGGCTATGGATTCGTATTTTAGTATTAACTATTGGAACTTTGGCGATACGTTCTTCTTTTCAGAATTAAGTGCATACTTACATGAAAAAACAAATGAACTTATATCTTCTGCGGTATTAGTATCTAATGACCCTGAAAAATTATTCGGAGATTTGTATGAAATTAAATCCAGACCATACGAAATTTTTGTCAATGCGGCTACAACATCTGATGTTGTTGTGGTATCGGCATTAACCCCTGCAACATTGCAGTCATAAGGATAGATTAAACTAGCATGGCAAAAATTAGAACTCTTAATTTCTTACCAGAGATATTTAAAACTGACACTAATGCTCAATTTTTAGGAGCAACACTTGATCAGTTAGTTAATCCTCCGGTTACTGAAAAACTTCAAGGCTATGTCGGAAGTAAGTTTGGTTATGGAATAAATGCCAGAGACAATTATGTCACCGAGCCTGATAAGACTCGTACAGATTATCAATTAGATCCTAGTGTAGTTTTCTTAAAAGAAAACGAATCAATCGCTAAAGACTTTATTACATATCCAGGCATGTTAGATGCTCTTAAGTTACGCAATGGCATCACTGAAGATAATGATAGACTTTTTACAAGTGAGATTTATTCTTGGGACTCTTTCACAGACTTAGATAAACTTATTAACTTTAATCAGTACTACTGGATTCCCGGTGGACCGCCAGTGGTTACTGTAGCAACTGCAACAGTCTTTGCAACATCTGATTATGTCGTAACAGATACTCCAAATGCATATAATATTAAAGCATTGGGGTCAGCAACAGGAACAAACAACCCTACACTTACATTGTTACGTGGCGGGTCATATAGATTTGCAGTAAACCAAGAAACTCAGTTTTGGATACAAGGCGTACCAGGAGTAACTGGATTAGACGGCAACCAAAACACTAGACAAGTATTAGGCGTTAGTAATAACGGTGCAACGCAGGGGTACGTAAACTTTACAGTACCAAACAGAGATGCACAAAATGATTTATTGTTTCCGGGCAATAACTTAGTTGATGTTGTTAGCACTACATTGTTCTCAGAAATCAATGGAAAAACTCTATCTGAAATAGGTAACATTGATGGAGTAACATCGCTTGACAATCTTAAGGTTATGTTCTATAATACAGGAGAGCCAAACGAAGTAGGCTTTGTACAGTCGTTCTTTGATGAGAACGGAGCAAACTATGATGTTAACTTAACATCGCCTAATCTTGTCCCAGCAATTACATTAGCGATTACTGAAACAACTAGTGGCAGTATTGTTACAGCAGGTTCATTTGTTATTGGTGACTCTTATACAATTAGGACAACAGCAGACACAGACTTTACATTAATTGGAGCTTTAGATAGCGACCCAGGAACTAAATTTATTGCAACTGGTACTGGATTAGTAACAGCAGGTTCATTTGTTGTAGGTTTAGAATACACGATTGTATCAGCAGGTGACACTGACTTTACATTAATTGGAGCCGCAGATAGCAACCCAGGCACTACATTCACAGCAAGTGGTGTAGGTACAGGCACAGGTACAGCAAATCAAGGATCAGGCAGTGCATTAGGTACAGCAGAAGAAGCCGGAACTTTAATTACATCTGGTTCGACTGA